GGTCACTATCACCTCGCACACACAAAACTGAGGGCATTTTTTTTCCGTTTTCCTCTTCCTCCTTGGGCGAAAAATGAAAAGTGAGTATAATCACATAATTTCAATAGAATAAGCTAGTTTAAGGAAGGGTGAGTATAATCACATAATGACAAAATATTTTAGAAGGACATGTAGGAAATATGGACACTAAAACACAAATAAAATACTCTCCAATCTGTTCCCCAAAAGAGATAGCTACTATGTGGGATACAACTGCCAACAACATCAGAAAAGTATATGTGACAAATGAGCAAAAAAAGGTACAACATCAGATGTTAGATATGGGTGCATACTGCGTGATTCATAATCTTGACGGACAAATGCTAAAATTCTTTGTTGAACATAGAGATGAGTTCGTAAGAGTTTTTCATAGCATCACAGCAGAAGAGATGTTAGAGTTTAAAGAGTTTAAAAAATTCAAACTCTTTCAAGAGGCTCAAAAATAAATGGCTTTAGATGTAAACTCAATAGAAAAACTAGAAGCATACTCATATGAAGGTAAAGTGTATGTGTCTACTCAATTTCTGGCAGCATATTTCAATATGGATAAGAGAAACATTACTAATTGGATTAAGAAAGGACTAGAGCCATATAAAATCAAACAACTATCAAGATCAAATCTTTTCATCCTATCAGAAGTTATAGTTTGGATTGAGCTAAACATTAACCAAACTAAATCACAAAACCGAAAAGGCACAGGTGAGGATGAGACCGATGAAGAAGTGGATTATGAAACCCTTTCAACAGTAGAAAAAAGAGACCACCTTAGAAGGCTGGGCAAAAACTCACTAGACGAAAAAAACACAGTAGAGCAAATTATTGAAAGAGAAGGTAAAAATAAAATCTACGATAGAGGCTGGATTAGAAAAGAAAAACCTGCTCAAACCATCAAAGCTCTAGCAAGAAGCTTTATTTCTCTAATGAAAAACATGATGATTACTATTTCAAAAGAAGGTGAACAAAAAACTCAAGACGAGCTATATCACTTAATGGACAAATACCTACATGTAGAGATAGTTAAGTTCCAAAAGATGCTGCAAGATGAAAACGCTGAACTAGATTTACATGAGGTATATCAGGTGATAATAGATTTATATGATGATGGTGTCTCTTTAGATGAGATAGTTAAAAAGATAGAAGAGTTAAATCAAATACAGGAGATAGATGATGAAAAAGACAGCACTGTTTCTTGATGTAGATGGCGTACTGAATCAATATAGAAGATGTGAGAGGATTCGTAGGCACAAGATAGATTATGATTATACTTTTCGACCCTTCAGAAAGAAAGTTATTAGATTGGCTAAGTTGGTTAAAAAATACAATTTAGATGTATTTGTGTTTTCTGCATGGACAATTGAAAATCTCCAACCACATCTGCCTTTTGAACTTAAAGGAGATACGAGAAAATGGTCTGAAAGAGTATTGGATATAGCGAAAAACTACGATACATCTATATTAATAGATGATGAGTTGTCGTCTGGATTATTTGGTCACGAAAGAACAGAAATACCCAAAGAATTAATAATATATCAACCTCACTATGATTTTGGGCTAGTGTTAGAAGACTTCAAAAAAATAGACAAAATGCTAAAAGAATTGCATTGAGCATCCTCCCATTTGAGCCAGAAGGTTTCTTTGATGTTTTAGATTGGAAGCCCTTTAGTCCTATGGAAGGTTGGATGGAAGTTGAGGTTATCGTTACTGATGGTGGAAACAAAGGTGCATTTTCTACTTATCGTATGCCTCACATGTCTAGGATTTTTGCTGAGGTGGATAAGTTACATGTAGTTCGTATTACTCTTATGTCTGCATCTCAAGTAGGTAAAACTATTATTCTGATTAATGTGATTCTAAAAAGATTAGACACTGATCCTGACAACTCTATTATTATGTTTCCAAAAGGTAATCAAGTAAAGAAACTTTATGAGAATAAAGTGAAGCCATATATTGATGGTTGTGAAGTTATTACTCGAAAAATGGAAGACTACATAGACGATACCAAAGGAACACAGTCTAGTTACTCTAAAAAGATTGCAGGAGCTATTCTTAGTATATTAGATGCCAACAACACAAAATCAGTCTCAGCGAAGACTATAGGCTTTGATGAAATAGTAGAATTTCCTGCTTCTAAAGTAGGTGAAGCTATTGAGCGTTTAAAATCTTTTGATGGTAAAGGCGAGCTTGCGTTTTTAGCATCAACTCAACATGCAGAAAAAGGTGGTGATGATGAAGTGAACCATTATTACAATATTTCTGAGGTTAAGTTGCAATATTGGGCTAAATGTAAGTCAAAAGAATGTGGGCTTCACTTTTATCCTGAACCAGAGACTTTGATTTATCCAACTATCACTGAATGGAAAGAGTCAAGAGGCATCGAAGCAGATGAAGAAGTACCAAATATTATCATACTTTCAGATTACGCGCCTTATGTTAGAGAAAATGCAAGATTGCAGTGTCCTCATTGTGGAAATAAAGTTGATAATGAAGATAGAAGACAGCAGATTTTAGCAAAAGAGTTTGAGTGGTTTGAAGTAGAACCTAATGTTATTGACGATAATGGGCTAATAACCTCTTGGAAAGTAGTAGAAACACCCAAAAAGAACTACAGAAGTGTAGCTTTTGATATAAATACTCTCTGCATAGAGGGCTTTCACATGGGAAACATAGCCCAAAAGATAGTTCAGGACACTTATGGCAAAAATAAGATAAATGATTTGCAACATACTTGGGTCGGTTACTTTAATCGCATTTACAAAGTAAAAACAGCTACAGCAGATGTTTCAGACATTCTTCTACTTACAAATGGGCTTCCTGCTTGGACTGTACCAAAAGATACTGCAAAGCTATACTTTATCGCAGATACACAGAAAAATCATTACTGGTGGGCTGTGTATGCTGTTCAGTGGGGTAAAAAGTTTAATGTAGTTGCACATGGTAAAGCAGAAGATGACCAAGTTCTTGAAGATTTGATATTTAGATCATACCCAACAGAAGAAGGTGGAAGCAGATATATAGACAGAGCTACTATAGATAGAAGAGGTTTTATGCAATCAGAAGAGTCTGACACAGAAGGTAATATTAAAAAGTCGAGAGTCAATACTACCGAGAGAGTTGACGAGCTTGTAAGAACATTGAATATAAAAGCTAGAAAAAATGGAATCATTAAACAAGATGACCACTTGGTTATAGGAACTATGGGTGTGCCTCATATGAAAGCAAACATAAGACAGCTAGAAGAGGAAAGCTATAAAGGTGAGATGCAGAGGATGGTGACAGTTGAAAATAAAGAAGATTCCCAACTGACTATAAAGTATCTTATGATTTCAAACTTAGTTGCAAAAACAGAAGCCTCAGAAGCTATAAACAACAATATAGAAAATTTCAAGAATATAGAAAACGGTGAACAAGCTATGATTCTTGACAACATCTTTTTTATAAACGAAGATATGAGACGAGAGGGTTTAACCAGAGATAGAAGCACCAACGAAGACTTTGAAAAGATGCTGACAGCAGAAGTCTATGATTATGCAGTTAAAAACGGTAAAACAGCTTCTTATAAGACTTGGGTTCAGATTAGAAAAAGAAATGACCAAGGTGATAACTTTGACACTGCTATAGCTCTTTCGTCAATGGACAATATAGGAGTAGGTATAAAGCCACAAACATTTGGAGGCAGTGGAATGTCTATATTTAAAGCAGCTTTTAAGAAGTAGTGTTGATATAGGTCAAGACTTTTTGGTTTTGAGTGTGATATACTTTTGGAAATTGAGGAGAAAAATATGGCTAGTTTTGAAAAAGAAGTTAATATTAGTGTAGATGAATATTTTGAAGGAATGAGTGATGGTGAATCCAAAGAGATGGCTTCACTTTTAGTAGATGCTGGACATGTTAATATTTCTGTATCTATGTTTTGTGGTGGGATGAGTAGCGAAGAAGAAAACGAGATGGTTTCTCTTTTAATAGATAATGGAGATTTAGACATTATAGACATTGTGGATTCTTGTGCAGACGCGGAAGCTAAAGAGAAATTTTATAAAGAATTAGCTTATCGTGTTGGAACAACAGATACGGAGTTTCTTGACAATCTAATAGAAGCATTGCAATACTGGAAAAAATAATGATAAATAAATTGAAGCTCTTTTTTTTAAAGATATTGCAGTTTAAAAAACAATTTTTGTATAAAAAAGATAAGGGTTATTCTATATGGGTATGCTCTATTCAGAAAAAGTTTTATATACAAATGAAAGATAAAAAAATAGGCAAAGTCGGATATAGCACGTCTGATGAAGCTATAAAAAAGGCAACAAAATGAACTGGTATATAGTGGTAAAGGATAAGACATCTGAAGATATGGAATTTAAAGATGTAAGAAAAATTCAAGATGAACTTCTTAAAGATGGAGTTAGTAGTTTTATATGGAGGGTTAAGTGATGAGACGAAAAAAGTTAAGTATGGCATTAATAGCAGTATTAGTCAAAAGCATAAACATTGATTCTAAGAGAATTGAATCAAAAATTAAACTTACTGAAAAATATGAAAGAAACTTTTTCATTACCACAGAACTTATGATGTGTTCTAAACCAGATATAGATGTGCCTATGTGCAGAGAGTGTATGAGATGCAAACCTTCAAAAGATAATGAGTATGAAGCGTTTAATCTAAAAAAGGATGTTATGCAGAAGTGGGTTTGTGATGGGTTTTTGAGCAAAAGAGATGCAGAGGATTCTCTTGGCTAACAAGCATGGGAACAAAAAGACTACTCGCATAGTAAATGGTGAAGTAGTAGTTTTCGACTCTAAAAAAGAAGGAGGTCGTTTTGATGAGCTTTATCTTCTTGCTAAGGCTAAAAAGATTTCAAAGCTGGTGATTCAACCTGAGTTTCTTCTTATGATTACTCAGACGCACAACGGGGTCACATACAACAAGGTGAAGTATATAGCTGATTTTAAGTATGTTAAAAATGGGATAACTTATGTAGAAGATGTTAAGTCAGATCATACAAAAAAGTTAGCTACTTATCGTGTTAAGATTAAGTGGTTTCTTTCTTTATATGGTAAAGATTTGACTTTCTTAGAGACTTGATTTAAGTCAAGAGAGTTTATTTGTTTTTATGATATAATTATTCATTGATTCGTAATGGATGTAAAACTAAAACAGGAGGTTGAGATGAAATTTAAACCAATTATTTTCAGTTTAAAAACTAACCAAAACTAAAAAGCTGCTGGTCGTGAAAAATTTAATACAAAAAGGAAAAACATGAAAAAGATTTTATTCTTGTTTATGATGTTTGTGGGCTTAATGAGTTCACTACATGCTCTTGATACTATCAAGATTGGCTGTGATGCTGAAAAGTCACAGCTGGAAGGTGCAAGTTGTAAAGCGGTTTCTGCTGCTGATACTGATGTTGTTCTTGCAAAAGTTAATATTTGGCATAGAGATTCGCTGATGTATAGTTGGGGAGAAAGTGGAGATAATAGATTAAATATAGGAAAATCAAGTTTGGCGTTACATGTACAAAATCATATTCCAGGTATTAGTATAGGAAAATTTGAAGTAGGTTGGCAAAGAGATACCATCGAGATATAAAAAGCTGATCAGCACATAGGTATTTTTACTTATGTGCTTCTATAAACTTTTGATGAAGCAGTTAGTTTTATGTATGTAAATGACGTCTAGCGTAATCGACTACGGGTAACGGGTGCAAGTCCTGTACTACTTCACAAAGAGTTTAAGAAACTGCCTTAGAGAATGTTGCTAAGTAAAAAACATCCATTGATAAGAACTGAAATGCAAAAACGAGCTGGAGAGTTGCCTGAATGGTTAAAGGAACGGTTTGCTAAATCGTCAGGGTTAAACCTGTATGAGTTCGAGTCTCATACTCTCCTCCACATTAAAAAAACATTTCCTAAAATTAAGATATAATACAACATAAATTTATTTTAAGGTTTATGTGATGATTCTATCAAATGTAACGCTAGATATACCAGACACGCAAGGTTGGTCGGTATATGACCCAGATATATATGCAGTAAGAATCAAAAATGCAACGACAGTAGCTATAGAGTACACGTTTGACACAGCATCAGGAAAAAATCACCCATTAGTATATAACGAATTTATAGAGCCAGTAAGCCAAAAAATATATTTCAGAGTAATGCAAAATGTCTCAAACAAAAAAGGTGCGAAAGTATTTATTACTAAAGGTGTTCAAGGAGATGTTCAAAAGACAAGCTTACAGAGCATAGATGCAAGAACTGGTATATTAGATTCATTTAATAGACTTAGAGTTTCTATGAATGTAAAGCTTTTTGACGCTCAACTAGAATACGATATGCAGCCTATATTTTGGCATACAAAATTAGTAGGAAACGCAACAGCTACTCATGACGAGCCTAATTCAGCAGCAGACTTAAATGTACTAGGTGAAGGCGACAAAGTAGTGCGACAAACATTTCACTATCGTTATCAAGCAGGTGATGGACAAGCTATAAAAATGACATATACACCTACTTTGCATTCCGATAGTTATTTTGTAGTAAGAAGCACGGCTAGTGGTTCAGTGGAAGAAAATAAGATTCATCAAAACGACCCTCTAAAGTCAACAGATGGGGTGAGTGTTTGGAATGTAGACAGCTTTGACGGAACAGGTGACTCAAGAATAGACATGGACAAAGATAAGTCTCAAATACTATTTGTGGATTTAGAATGGCTATCAGTAGGTACAGTGTCGTTCGGTATTTTTGTAGACAGAAAGCTTCAGTACGGACACATGCAGCACCACGCAAACAAGATTAGAGGTGCTTACATGACAACAGCAAATCTTCCATTGCGATATGAAATAGAGGTTATTGATGGTGATTTAGTTCAAAGAGTGGGATATTTCGATAATAAAAATGGCGTGTACTATGAGATGGTTACGCCAAATACTACATCAGGAGTATTAAAGCAAATATGTAACTCTATTGATTCAGAAGGCGGTGTTACAGAAGAACCAGGAGTGCCTGGTGTTTTATCATCAGGAGCAGCACCAGTCATTCTCGGAGCAGGCGAAACAATCTATGCTGGTGCGAGACATGCTTTGCTTTATAACGGAATAGAAAACAGAGGTGCCTTTATACCAAAGACATGGAGAGTAGGCTCGACAGATGAACAGCTTTATGTAAGAATAGTTTACAATCCTACTGTAGTTGGTGGAACATGGGAACAAATAGAAGAAAACGGATATATATCTATCATGGAATCAGCACCAGACATAACAAGCATCAGCGGAGGTTTAACGATAGACGATGACAATATATACGCTACTTCTCAAGCAAATAGATCATCACCAGATAAAGGTGGAAACAGTATCACGTCTAAGCTGCCTTTCGGGTTAGATATAGATGGACAAAACCCTGTGAATATAGTTATGGAAATAACAAACATAGGATCAACAACAACAGAAGTAACATATGGTGCAAAATTTATAGAAGTAAGGTAGCTAAAATGGTACACAAAATATTACAAGACTTTACATATAAAAGTTTTACATACAAAAAAGACAACACAGAGCATGCAGTAAAAAGCAAAGAATTACCAAAAGAAATAATAGAGTTTTTAAAAACAAAAGGAAGATTAAAAGTTTCATTGTTTTGATAGGTAGCTTTTTAGATAAAAAAAAGATATAATACATCAAACACTTTTATGATAGGGATTTGAATGACACTCTCAGAGCAACTTGCAGAAAAAAAACAAATCAAAGCCCTACTACTACAAGCTATGACAGACAATGTTAATGCAGGCTCTCTTCTTGGATATACAACAAACTCCACAAAAGTAACCTACGAAGGTGCAACAAAGACAAATACTCTTCTTAACCAATTAAATGCAGAGATAACTACTATAGAAGCAAATACAGCCCACTTGGATGCAATCAGATGAGTTGGTGGAATCCTTGGACTTGGAATGGATCAAAAGCATTCAATAGCCATCTTCAAAACATGAAGAAATTTGCTAGAGATAATTCTCACCCAGAAGAGCATAAAGCAAGAAGCGCACTAGAAGCAAATGTGGATGCAAGTCTATTGAGAAGAAATAACGATATAGTAGCATCGTATGCTGAGGCTCTACAGTCGGGTGTAGTTGGAACAGGTTTTACGTTACAATATAAATCCCCAGATGATGAACTAAATAAAGAAGTTGAATTTTTTCTAGTAGACCTTTGGTCTGAATACGGAAATTGTGAGATAACAGGAAGATTTTTTAGACAAGACTTGGAAAGATTTTTAGTAAGTGAAGCTGGAGTAATTGGCGGTTTCATGATAAGACACCATTGGGATAAAAAACTTAAAACACTATACAATACTGAAGTATTATCAACATCTACTATAGACAGAACTAAAGTAGATTTTGCTAATGGACTATATAATGGAGTTCAGACAAACAAACTAGGACAAATTACTGGTATATGGATTTATAATAACGCACAAAGAATTGAATCAAAACTTAATTCAATGAAAGACTTGATACTATTTGTAGATGTATGGACAGACCCACATCAGTATACAAATGTAACACCATTGGCACCAACTTTAAATACACTAGATAAATTAGCAATGTACGATGATGCAGAAGTTAAAGGTGCTAAAAAAAGAGCCGATAAATCAGTAATTATTGCGACAGAAGCCTACAGTATAATGTTAGAAGCTCAAAAACAATTTATAGCTCAAACAACAGAAGACACACCAGATAGAAGAATGGCGGAAAGAGACTATCAGCAGTTGTTAGTAGAATTCTCAGCATCAGGACTTCATGACGGTGCTATTCCTATTATGCCAGGCGCTAACACTAAAGTATGGGATTTAAAAACATCAGGTGACACAGTATACGCAGACATCAACCAAAACTCAAAGCAAATACTCTCTAAAGGTTTAGGACTTTCTCCATCAACAATAGCAGGTATGCCAGAGTCATCATATAATGTAGCACTAAAAAACACACAAGCAGATGAGAGAAAATATGCTATAGTAGGTCAAAAGATAATTGAAAAAGTTTTAAAGCAAGTATATAGAAATGCTATCGAAGCTGGATATCTTTTAGGATACTATAACATTACGAACTATTACGAAAAAAAGACAAAGTATGACAGATATTTAAAGATAACAAGAAAACAAATAGGTCACATAGATCCACTTAAACAAAACCTTGGAGATTCAGCAGCAGTTGAAAGTGGCTTTACTTCAACTAAAGCAGTAGTAGCAGCAAGAGGTGGCGATGTAGATGAAGTGATAGAAGATGAAATCAGCTATGAGCTAAAAAGAAAAAAAGCTTATGAAGATGCAGACCTGATATATGTCCAAACAGGTACAGAAAAACTAAAACTAGCTAAAGTAAAAGAAGAAGTTAAAAAGCAAGATATAGAAGAAACTAAAACGAAGGAAGATGATGAATAATATATTAATAGACTCAGACATATCATACTGGGGATTTAGTGCAAGATGGCTGTCTAGCAAACTATCTGAGATGACAGGAGAACTTCAAGTGGATATATCTTCTTATGGTGGAGATGTCTTTGAGGGTATTGACATGTTTAATCAATTAAGAAGATACTCAAAAGAAAAAGGTCATGTAACAACAGTAGGTGGCTCAAAAGTAATGAGTATAGCATCTCTTTTATTATTAGCAGGAGATACGAGAAAAGCCCACAGCAATTCAACTATAATGATTCATAAGTCTTGGACATGGTTAGCTGGAAATTCTGATGATCTTATTGCAGAATCTAAAGTATTAAATGGAATAGATATAATCTTAGCGAAGCAATATGCAAAACATATGGATGGAACTCAAGAAGAGATAATGAAAGTTATGTCGGAAGAGGGTTGGTTTGTTGGTCAAGAGCAAATAGAAGGTACTAATTTTATCAATGAATTTATTCAGCAAGATGATGAGGTTGAAATATCAGCAAAATCAAACTACAAAAAAGCAATGGCAAGATTTAGTGCAAAAGCTCAAGAAGATAATGTTAAACCTAATCTTGATGAGGTTAAGGCTTCTATTGTAGAGTGTAATGACGGAAAGTGTCCAATGGACAACAGTGGAGTAAACCATTCGAGTGTAAAAGCTTCGGCACAAATCAAAAAAACAGAAGAAGGAATTAGTATGAAATATACTGAAGAAACATATAAAGCTTTGGAAGCAAGTAATGCCGAAGCTTTGAAAGTTGAGAGTGATAAACTTGCAACAGCTACTAAATCTTTGTCAGCGATGACGACAGAGAAAGAAACAGCAATTACGGCATTTGCTACTCTAACAGAATCTGTAAAAGCTAAAGCTGATATGACTGTGGAAATTGTAGCAATGGCACATGAAAAAAATGTAAGCCAAGGTACGTTAGTTGCAATGATTCAAGCACCTACATTAGAAGCTGTAAAAGTTGCAGTAGTAGATGGTATGGATAGTGATGGTGCATTTGGTGCAAACAATGGTGATGGACATTCAGCTTCTGAGCCTTGGGGTCAAATTTTAAGTAAAAAAAAGGAGTCTTAGATGGCAGTTTTAGAAGAAGGTAAACATTCAGCAGAATGTTTTGTAAGTGAAGCAAATGGTGGCAGATCGAGAGAAGCTGCTAAATTAGCATCAGGTAATGATTTGGAAGCTTGTGCGGTTTTAGGTCAAGTAACTTCTGCTTCAGATGTGACAGCAGATGGTGGCAATGTTGGTGACGGTACGTCAAGTGCTTGTACTCTCGGAACACAAGCTATTAACGGTACTTATACTTTAACGTGTACAGCAGAAACAGGAGATGCAGGAACTTTTAGTGTTGTTGCACCAAATGGTGAGATTTTAGCAGAATTAACAGTTGGTGTTGCATATGTTAGCTCTCACATTAACCTTACTATCTCTGATGGTTCGGAAGATTTTGATATCGGTGACATTTTTACTGTTGACGCTATTTTTGGTGAATACGCTATTTTTGACCCAGCAGCTTCAGATGGTACTCAGACTGCAAAAGCAGTTCTTAGAACAGGTGTTGATGCTTCAACTGCGGAACAAAACTGTGTTGTATGGGTTAGAGACTGTGAGCTTAGAGCTTCAGACTTAGGTTGGATATCAGGTATTACTGAAGTTCAAAAAAGAACAGCAATAGCATCGTTAGCTACTGTTGGAATAATTTTAAGATAAGGAGCTAGAAATGGCAACAATGGACATATTTGGACAAGATGCTTTTAGTATGGTCACTTTAACTGATGCAGTTAAAGAAATAGACTATAAACCCTCTCTATTGAGAGATATGAATTTGTTTGAGAAGCAACCTTCAAGAACAAAAACAATTATGCTGGAAAAAAAGGGTGATACACTCGCATTAATTCCAGTTTCTGAGAGAGGCGCACCTCTTGACCAAGCAACAAAAGATAAAAGAGACATTAGACATGTTGACACATCTAGACTTGCTAAACAAGACGTTATCACTGCTGATGAGATTCAAAACATTAGAGCATTTGGAACTGAATCTGAATTAAAACAAGTTCAAGCAGAAGTTGCAGAAAGAATAATGTCTCTTGAAGATGATTTAGAATTAACTGAAGAGAATATGATGCTAGGTGCTGTTCAGGGTATCGTTGTAGATGCAGATGGCTCAACGGTTCTTCATAACTGGTTTGACTTCTGGGGTGTTACACAGCCTGTTGAAGTAGATTGGGATTTAGATAACGGTTCTCCTGCTCAAGGTGTTTTAGTTAAAAAGTGTAAAGCTACAATTAGAACAATGCAGAAAGCTGGTAAAGGTGTATTTACTCCTGCAACAGAAGTTATTGGTATTTGTGGAGATGCTTTTTATGATGACCTTGTAGCTCACAAAGAGGTTCAGGGCAACACGATTACACCACAAGAAGCCGAAAGATTATCAAATGAGTTTGGTAACGCTTATGGTGCGATTAGATTTGGTAAAATTACTTGGATTAACTACAGAGGAACTGATGATGATTCAACTGTTGCTGTTGGTGATGATAAAGTTAAATTCTTTCCAAGAAATGCAAAAGGTGTGTTTAAACATGCTCTAGCTCCTGCTGAATTTATGCCATATGTAAATCAACCTGGTAAAGAGAGATATGCTATGACTCTTCCTGACTTAAAAAGAGCAGCTTTTGTAGAAGTAGAGCTATATTCATATCCACTCATGTATTGTACTCGTCCTGCAATGTTACTAAGAGGTAAAAGAACTTAACGGTTCTTTTGCTTATAGGAGAAAATTATGAATAAAAAAGTAAAAGTATTAGTAAGTTCGTTGGATTCAAATGGAGACTATCTAAAAGCAGGTACATATCCAGAAGTTGATGATAAAACTTATAAAAAACTAAAAGCTTTAAAAAACATAAGAGATTATGATGAAAAGCTTGATGGTGAAGTGGATACAGAAACTGACAATAGTGAGCTGCAGGAAAAAGTAACTGCTCTTGAAGAAGACAAAGTTGCTCTTGATGAAAAAGTAACTGCTCTTGAAGAAGACAAAGTTGCTCTTGATGAAAAAGTAACTGCTCTTGAAGAAGACAAATTGATGAAAAAGTAACTGCTCTTGAAGAAGACAAAGTTGCTCTTGATGAAAAAGTAACTGCTCTTGAAGAAGACAAAGTTGCTCTTGATGAAAAAGTAACTGCTCTTGATTCCGCACTTGAAAGAGTGAAGGTTTTAGAAGGTCAACTTAAAGAGTCTATCAACCTTGCAAAAGGTACAAAACCACAAGGCTATGTAGCGCCTAAACAGGACTAATTATGGCAAAGTTTGTAGAAGTAACCGAGACTTTCAACATCGGAAAAAACGAGTACAAAAAAGGAAGAAAGCTCTCTTTTAGTGATGAGCTTGCTGACAAGTATTCAAAGAAGTTGAAGCCAGCCAAAGTGCCAAGACCAGCTGCTAGTTCAGAAGGTTAAGGTATGAACCCTCAAGATTTACTAAAGAAAACTATTGCAGCGGAAGCAAGTAAGAGTAGTAGTGATTTTGAGGACATTCTTCATAGGACTGATACTAGAAGAGCTAAAATTGAATATGGAGATTTCCGTCAGATAACTAAATCTGATTTAGGTGATAGAGATATCCAAGACGAGATTAGCTTTTTAGATGTTGCAGCTCCTTTTGTCTCAAAAGGAGACTCAATAACCTACCCTGCTACAGGAGCAGATACGGTGGATTATTTTGTCGAATATTTTACCCTCGTTATACCAGGCATTTACAAGATTTTTGCAACTAAAAAAGTAAGAACGGGTAGTATGCTATGAGTGGAACTTTTGAGGCATATTCAAATTTATCTGCTTCAATGGATAAAATTCATGAGGCTCACTGGGAGTCAGGTAACGAGGCTCACAGTAAACTAGGTTTTTTAGTTAAAAGTAGTATGGAAAAAGCGTTAAGAAAAAACAAAACAAACTATACTATTCAAACTAACAAAAATGGGAAGAGACTGATAGTTAAAGAAAACACCTCTCATTCCATGGGTGACAGGTTTGATGCTCACTCAGGCAAAAAACTAAACACCCATATGGGTAACTTTATCCAATGGCGCACATATTCAACAACTGGTACAACGGTAGTTGGTGGCTTGATGAAGGCAGGACAAACCGAGATAAGAGATGAAGGAAAAGTTGTAGGTAGAACCAAAGTTTTTGGAGTTCACCAAGAATCAGTAGATATTCTCGAAAAGATAAGTTCTGGTCAGCTAGGCAAAGCCAAATGGGTTCATCCAAGAGGTGTAGTAAGTATGAAAAGATTTGTCGGAACTCACAAGCCAACAAATTTCATATCAGAAGGAAAATCGTCAGCACTATCTGGTGCAGATTCAAAAATCGTCAAATGGTATAAAGATGCTGTGAACAGACGAGATGACCTTAAAAAACAACCTATAAAAAGGATAGTGTAGTGGAAGAAGACTTATTTGAGCAGATAACAAATGCAATAGCAGTATTGCTAAAGAACGATGCTGGATTTACTACTTATTGTGAGGATAATTTGGGATCAGCAATGAACCCAATCGACAATTCTATTACACTTGAAGGTCATAAAGGTCAAGTTCCTTTTTTTGTTATTTCCAAAGGTGAAGAAGAGCATTTTTTTAACAGAGGTACAGCTTCAGGAACAAAAAATCTCTTCCCTTGTAGTATTATCTTTTTTGGTGACTTTAAAACAGACCAAAGTGCTGATAAAAATTTCACTCTTCCACCAGGAGCAAAAACTACTATCAATGGCATAACTACATATACTCCTTCTGATGTTATGAGAAAAGTCGCAAGATTAGCAGGCTTTATTGTAAACAAAGAGGCAGAATGTATTGTTCCACAGTTAAGACTAGAAAACTTTACTGTATTCAGTGAAGGGTATTACGATAGAGAAAGCGGTGCAGTTGGTTCAATCTTGAACTTAAACATGTATATAGAAAATAGAGGCTATAATAACTAAAAAGGATTTATAATGGCAGCACCAGAAGAAAACACGATATATAGAGGAAAGAAAATCCTCATAGGAAAGATGTCAGATTTAAACACATCGACATGGATAGCTACAGCAGCTTTGGATATTTCAAAGTTTGTAACAGCATTTACAGCGAATACTAAACCTCAGAAAGAGACAGTTGAGCTGATAAATAATGATGGTCAACAAGCATCAGACATCACAGGGTCAACTAAGTTTGACGGGAATTTAGACCTTAACTTAGCAACAGGTCTTTTAATGCCACTTATTAGTGCTGTTTATGGTGGAGGAACACAAGTGCCACTAGCACCTGCCGTTTGGGTTACTGCAACAGTGACTCAGGTTGGAGATATAGTAGAACACTCAGGAGGTAAATTTCTTGTAGCACAACAAGTGTTAGGTGATGCAACAACAGGTGCAGTAGAACCAACAGTAGGTGCTGAACTAGACTATGACAATTTAGCTATAGATGGTACAGATGCTTCAAATGGTGTAATCTGGAAACTTAGAGATAATCTGTATAACTCTCCTGACCACAAAACAGGTTTCTGTACGGACAAACTCTTTATCATTGAGAGAGTAAGTGAAGGCTGTGGTAGTGCAAATGTTTTTGATACTATTTCATTAAACGTAGAGCTTACATATTTCACGATTGAAAAATCAGATGGTGCAATCTCTCAGAAACAATCTATTCCTTGGTTGTCAACAAAAACTTATAGATCAAGTGATGCAGACTTTGAAGACATTACGGTTACTTTAGAGACATCTCCAAGAGATTTAACTTACAATGCGGATGATGTAACTGTAAGAGTTGATGGTGACAAATATGGTACAGTTCATAACTTTAAACTTCCATATACTCGTCAAGTAACAAATGTTGATAGTGTTGAACCTAAAGAGCAAATCATTAAAGTAAATGCTCCTCAGTTTAGTGGTGATATCACTATTGAACTTGATCCTGCTGAATACACAGCAGTTCTTGCTTCAGTTAAAAAAGAAATCACAATTGATTTTGATAAAGGTGACGGTGAAAAAGCATTGTTTACTTATCCATCAGTAACTTTTGATGAGCCAGAAGTTCAGACAACTGGTAATGAACCTAGATTGTTGATGATTATCCTGAAACCAACAGGTGATGCAGCAACATCAATGGGAACAGTAGATATAACAACAGCTACTTTGTGGGCTTAAAGATTCTCCTCTTTTTGAGGAGATTCCGCTATAATATCAACAAGCTTTTTTTTCAGTGCAGTTTGTGTCAAGCTTCTGCACTGCAAAAAGGGCTTAGTAATCTGAGTTTAAAAAGCTTGACAACTTCAAAAACTCCCCTTAAAAAAAACGTCAAAAGGACACCTTATGTCAAAAGAGTTATTAAAAAACATCGAGTCTCATCTTCAGGATGAAAAAAGCAAGATAGCAATTTCAAACATAGTAGCAGTTCTTGATGCAAAAAGAGACGCAGTTCTTCCAAAAGTTTTAGAAGAGATACTTGAAAAAGTAAAAAATAATCCTCTTGCTGAAAAAGAAATCAAGAAAAAACAAGATGAAATCCAAGAGATGATGCTTCAAGGGGAGCTAGAAGGAGATGAGCCTGCTATAGAGTTGCTTGATGCAGTTTCAACGCCAGAAGAGTTAGGTAAGTTGCATGAAGCTGGGATAACTTTAGCAGAGTTTGTAAAGCTAGGTACTGAGATAAATATTAAAGTCTTTTCTCATAAGTATCTTGATGAAAATGAAAACTATGTTTTTAAAGAACCACCTTCTCATAAAGAGATGAAAGTGTTGAGTTTTCATGAAAGTAAAGAGGTTAGAAAACAAGGTAAAAAAGTAAGAGCCGAGGCAAATAAAGTCATATTAAAATACCAAGAAGCAAGATCAATAAGTGAAAATGGTAAAACAGATGCTGATGCAGCAACTGAAAAAATAAAATCATTAACCCAAGAGATAAAAGAGATGCAAGAAGACACAAAATCAGTTTCTGAAGCTCTAAACGAGATGGCTTTAAAATATAGTGGTCTTGATAAAAACTCCATGACAGAGTGGGAGCAAAATCTAGCTATCTCAAAAGTTATAGCAATGGCAGAAGGAAGCTATACTCCACCTATGGGAAAGAGCTAACCTCTTTAATCGAATGGCATTTTAGTGAAAAGCGACAAAAGGCTATAAGTAGAATATCAAGCGACAGAAAAAGAGGCGTTCCAATAAATAATGGATACTATGAAAAGAGACCCACTATTATAGAGGGTCTTAAATCTCCACCTCATTCCGAAGAAGTTAATGAAATATACGGCTTTATAACTGACAATCATTTCTACACCATAAATAGAGGTGTTGGAATGGGTATAGATGTCTCAATAGCTCCTGACATGTTAAAGCTATGCCAAAGAGGAGACAGAAAAGGTATAGATGCAGATAGATATGAAGACTTCTTTTTTGATTTTGTAAGAAGACAAAATGAACTAGAGCAAAAAAAAGACTAGCTATTTTTGCTAGTCCATACCACAATAAATAGAAAAAATCATTGACATACATCAACAAGCGTATAATTTAGATATAATTGTACAATCATAAAAGCTTCAAGGATTGATATGTCTTTCTCAACAGAACTAAAAACAGTAATGAAGCTAGACGACGATCAATGGAAAAAGTCTCTCAAATCAATAAAACAAGCCGAAAAAGAAACCACAAAAGATATTGAAAAAAATACCCTAAAAATATTTAATCTAAAAGAGAAGCTAGAGAATAAAGAAAAACAACTTCATTTGGCTAAAATCTTCCAAAATAAAGAAAACCAAAAACGATTCAGAGAAGATGCGAAGTTAATAAGAAGCGAAATAGCTCTCATCAATAAAAGAAATAATGCTCAAAAAGCAGGTTTAGAATTTGTAAAAATCAGAAAACATAACACAGAAGCCTTTCGAAAAGGAATAGGTAAAGAGACTGATGCTATAAATAAAAACAATAAAGCAACAGGAAACGCAACAAACAATTTAGTAAGGCACCTAAGACAACTAGAAACGCTAGTAGTAGTATACTTTGCTCTGACAAGAGGTTTTCAAGCTACTATAGGTATGGGTCTTCAAGTAAACAAAATGATAGAAGATAACACTTCTGGTATCGCAGCACTACTATCTGCAAATACACAGATGGTTCTATCAAATGGTCAAGTTGTAGATAGCTATGAAAAGTTTAGAATAGGTCAAAAAGTAGCAGCAGAAACAATGCTAGAACTTAAAAAGGCTTCAGTATCCACTTTCGCAACATTTCCACAGTTGACCGAGCTATTTCAGCAATCAATCGGTCATACATTAGGCATGGGAAAAGCTTTCGGCACAACAACAGATGAGATTATAAAAAATACAATCAAACTAACTCAAAGCATTTCTAATATCGCAGGAAGCATCGGAATGGAAATGCGTAAAGCCCAAGAAGAGATCAGATCTCTTCTTTCAGGGAATGTCTCTACGGATTCTCTAATCGCAGTTTTACTATTTGGTTCACCAACTAAAGCAAATGAAGCTATGAGAGCAGCTAAAAAAAGAGGAGAAAATGGTGTTAAAAACATGCTCGACAATATGCTCGAAGCATTTGAGCCTCTAAAAGACACCGAAACATATACAAGGTCACTACTAAAACTTGAAGATGCTTGGTCATCAACAATGCAACAACTATCAAAACCAATATTTGACGACTTAAAAACAGTCTTTTCGGAATTAGCAAAAGACATAAGTGACAACAAAGATGAAATAACAAATAGTTTTGAAGAAGTATATGATGTAGCTAAAGAAACTATAGGAGCTTTAGGAAATGTTTTTGAAGATGCCGAAAATGCTTTTGCTTCGCTAGAAGTAGTGGCAGAAGGACTTAAACATACAGTAGTTGGAACAGTGATAGTAACAAAAGCGATGCTAGGCGCACTATCAAACGGATTTAAGACTATAGAGCTATCAGCAATAGGATGGGCAACACTCTATAAAAAAATATCAATGAGTGATAGTGAATATGCAGCATATCTCGCAAAAGCTAAAGGAAGATACAACTCTCTAATCAGAGAAGTAAAAACATTTGATGAATTAATAGCAAGTGGTATAGAAGCTGGACAAACAATGAGAGACATGTTTGATTCATCAGGCAAAACAGTAGAGATGGATGTGAAAAGCTTAAACTCCCAATTAACACAAACAAGAGCTATTCTAAAACAACTAGAAGCAAGTGGAGCAGAAGAGAGTCAAATTGAAAGATTTGCGAAACATTTAAAACTACTAGAAGGAAAACTAGTTACAAAATTAGCAATAGACTTCAACCATATTGCAAAGAGAATAAAAGAGAATAACAAAGGATTAGAAGAGACACAAAAACTCCAAGCTTTAATAATAAAAGATATAGAGCAGAGAAAAAAACTAGAAGAGAAGTTAAATATCGGAGGATTAAACGCCAATCAAATTGCAGCAACAAGAGAACAACTTTCTCAACTGTCAATCGCAACAGAAAACGATAAAGCAAAAATAGCTGAGATAAATCAAAAAGCAGCTATGAAAGACTTAGAAATAAGTCAAGCACTCTGGGTATCAGAACAAGGTCTTATTGGTGTTGAGGTTAAAAAGTCTACTCTAATAGGCTTTAAAATTGTTGCAAAAGAAAAAGAAGTTGCTTTAGCTGAAAAAGGCAATGAAAAATCAAAAAAGCAAACTGAATTAAATAATTTAATCCTTCAACAAAATCAAGCTCTCACATCAGAGAAAGAAAAACAAAACAAACTAGATGAGAAGTTTATATTAGACCCTATAACACTAGATATAAGAATGAAAGGATTTGATGAGGTTTCAAATGCTATAGCTGGTATAGGTAATGGTATGCAAGATTTGCAACATATAAATGTTGAATATCAAAAAGACCTTATTAAAATAGGAAAGACTTCTCTAAAGGGAGCGAAATTAGAAAAAGCCAGAAGTGATGCAGCATTTAAAAGTGCAACCGCAACAGTAGGTGGCTTTGCAAATATGACGGGTGCGTTAGCTGGATTTTATGATGAAGATGATGACAGAAGAGAAAAGCAATTAGTTTTAGCCCAAGTATTCCAAGCAGCACAGATGGCTATGCAGGTTGCACAGATGGTTCAGTCTACGGCTTTCACTTCATTATTTGTAGCACAAGAAGCAGTGAAGGCACAAGCAGCAGGAGCAACAGCAGTGGCAGTAGCAGCACAATCTTCACCGTGGACAGGTTTTGCTACAGCAGCAGCAATGATAGCCCTCCTTGGCTCGATAGGAATAGCATTAGGTGGTTCAGGTGGTGGAGCATCACAAGAAAATCAATTTGATATAAGAAGAGAAGAAATAGAAAATCAGTATACTCCTATAACAGACAGATTAGATAGACAGATTAGTCTATTAGAAAGTATTGACTTAACAGGTAGTGTTGGTGTTGTAAGTATTGAAAAAGCATTAATAGAGTTTAAAAAAGTTGGCGAATTAACTATTGTTGATTTTAGAGAATCATTAATTAATAGTAGAAGAAATGTTTTCTTGCCGAAAAACACACCAGGGATAGAGAGTGAAGTTTTTAAAGGTCAGCAATCAGCTGAAATTTTTGCAAAAACTTTGGAAAAAGAGTTGCAGAGTTTGTTCGGAAAAGATTTTATTGCAGATTCTTTTATTGATCCAGAGGCTGGGGTTGATATTATTGGTGAAGTTGGAGGTTTTAAGGTAATTACAAAACTTGATATTCCAGAAATCACATCATCTTTAGAAAACACATTATTATTTTTGACAAGAATTAAAGATTCAACTATTGATTTTTCAGGAGCAATAAGTGAAGGCGATATTGATGATATTTTATTCAATATCCAAGGGTCTATAACGGATTTTGCTCTATCACTTACAGATGTTGTGGGCGAAATGTCAAGTGCATCAGAATCGTTTAGAAGTATTTTTGATGATATCACAGGAAGTACAAAGTTTGCAGATCAAGAACTAAGACAAGCTTTTGCAGATTTTGACAGTATTCGAGGTCAAACTCCCTATGTTGATTATTTATCTGCCCAAATCAACGCAATAACAAAAGTAGAGCAAAATTTCAATAAAAATATTCAAGAGATATTATTATCAACGGATATAGACGATATTCTTGCTCAAACTGATGCGGTAATAGCACTTCAAGAAGCTACAAATTTTGCTTTTGAAGGTGGAGTAAAAGATGCTTTAAACTATTTAGACAGCATTGAATTAGTAGGCGAAGCTATGACCACTTCAGTAGAAAACCGAAAAGAATACTTAGACAGCTTTAAATCAGAAGAACAACTTCTAGCAGATTTGGCTCAAACGATAGGAGTAGATGTAGCGAACAATTTAGTAGAACTAGATTTGATGTTTGAAACACTGTCAAATGACATATTCGGATTAACAGATGCAGAGTTTGAATTAATAATGGCAAATAAAGACTATCTTGTTTCTATAGGTGAAATAGAAGATTCTATTACATCTATGATAGATTCATTAAGAAGTTTTAGAGATTCGATGCTGTCCACCTCAGAGATGTTACAAAAAACTATAGATGGATTAAGAGAAGGAGATCTAACAGAAGAAGATTTATTGACTTCATATAAAACACAGTTTAATGCTTTGGCAGCAGAGATAGATACTTTTACAGATTCTTCTGGAAATTTATTGCCACAGTTTCAAGATGATTTTACAGAAGCAGCGAATAGTTTGAGTGAAATATCTAAAAACATAGTAGATTCTCAGATATTAACAGAAGCAGAAAAAGAAAATCTAACATCTTCTATAATAGGTGAACTTGAAGCAGTAAAACAAATAGCAGACCTCACAGAACAAACTTTATCCGTATTTGTGGTAAATAAAGAGCTAACAGTGACTTCGGCAACTTCTTTGACAGATTATATTGCAGACCAAGGTATAGAACCTGCAAACAATCTAAATAGTTTTGCAGTAGGTAGCCCTTTTATTCCAAGAGACCAAGTTGCAAACATACATAGAGGTGAAATAATTATAGATTCTCAAAGCGCTAGTATATTGAGAAACTATGGAATACCGACAAATTCAGGAGACGTTAGAGAGCAAATTGTGCTTTTAAAGCAAATTTTAGATAAACTAACAGCAATAGAAATAACCAGCACAACAACAGCTGACTCTACAGAGTCAATGGATCAAACTGGTATCGAACTAAGAGAGGAAAGCGCATAATGGAATACTCAAAGCCAATAGATGCAGAAAGCATTACCGTATCTTTCTCAGATACAGTTGTAACAGCATTTGACAACACGGCTTTAGTTCCACTAGGCGATATAAGAAGATATAATTTTCACGATTATAAAGCCCTAACAAATATATATGAATTAGCTACATATAGTTGGAACAACATTAGTTCCACTATTGACGGAGTGACAACAAAGCTAGACGATAAAACGATAGTAGACAGTACGGCAGTTCCGTGTATTCAAAATGTGACAACAATTTATGTAATAGATTCATACAAAGACATAGCAGACCCACAAGATGCAGTAGGAAAGTTTTTTCTTTATACAGGGACTAATCAAGATGTTGATTTCACAACGATAGATCCAAACAATCCCTCAAATTTTGATATAGTAATAAACTATAGATTTGAAGATATTTTTCCTGATGAAAATTCTTTATTTTGGGAAGATTTAGGAGCAATAAACTCAAGAAGACTTATTGATAGGATAATTAAAAACCCGACAATAGCCCCAAGTGGAAATGAAATGACATACGAATTCATTTACACCACCTCTACAAATGTAGTAGCATTTTTTGATATAAACTGTTCAAGTATAGAGATATCAAGATATAGATACAATAGCGTTAGTGAACTATATGATATAGAAGTTATGCCATTAACTGTTTTTGAATTAAAAAGTGTTGAAGGTATAATAGACTCGTACACATGGCATCTAACTGAACTAGCTGGAAATTTAGATAGGCTTTTGGTTAGACTGCCTATTTGGTCAAATACAAAGACTATAGTAACATTTAAAAATACCGTATCTGCTCCTGAAGTAGGTGAAGCTATCTTCGGGAGGGCTATATCGTTAGGAACTACGCTGGATGAACCAACGGGAACTAGAAAGAGCTTTAGTAAAACAAAGTTGACAGCGGATGGAAAAAGAATAGTCTCAAAATCTTCAAGCATTATAGATAAAATAACATACAGAGTGATAATCCCAACAACCCAGGTGGATTCAAAAATAAAAACAATAGGTGAACTATTAGAAGAAAATTTACTGATAATAGGGGATGAAAGCGGAAGATTTACAACATTAACAAGTTTTGGATATGCAAGTGAACTTCCATTTAAGGTAAAATCAAATAGCAATATGAATGAATATGGGCTAACCATAAACACACTAATATAAGGATAAATGATGGCAATAACTGAAGTCTTTCCAGATTATACAGGAATACCACTAAGTAGAACACTTACTCAAAATGATTTTGACGATGCTGAAGAGTATTTTCAAGGATATCATCAAGGATTTGTTCCAATAGCGAACGATTGGTCGACACAGGCAAATGCTTTAGGTGTAGAAATGAGTGCCTATGCAGCATCAACAGCAGCAGATGCTTTACTAGCTGCAGGTGCAGCAAACAACGAAGGTTCATGGAGCTTGCTAACTGGTGCATTAACTGTTCCAGCAGCAGTAAACCATAGTGGAAGCACTTGGATTCTAAACCTAGATATTGCAGACGTAACAGCATCAGAGCCAACAGAGCTTAATACAGACTGGACTGAATCAAGTGGAGTCACTCAGCAGGAACTTGATGAAAAAAGAGACATCACAGATAGCTACTCTCAAACAGAGATAGACGATGCTCTAGCATTAGGTGCAAGACTATGGCAAAACAAAACAGTCACTAAAAACTTAATAGCTGATGCAAACTACACTCTAACAGCCGACGAAAACACATACGGAAGAGTAGTTATCCAAGACACAGGAGTATTACTATCAGGAGCAATTGATATAATTGTAGATGATATAGAAAAAAACTTCATGGCAGTAAACGAAACACTCCAAACGCTAACTTTTAAAACAAGTGCTGGTGCTGGAATAATGGTCGGAGCTAATAGTAGTGTTTCTCTATACAATGATGGAACAGATATTATCTCTAGCGGAGAAGAGGTTTATGTTGTTGATGATGATTTCACAGATTTATTAGCTATTGGTGCCAATCCAACCGCTAAACTTTATAGTGATGGTACTATTGTTGGTA